TCAATCATGGCATTAAAGTTAATTACTGACGCGGCAACCGAACCCGTAACACGAGCAGAAGCGGTACTGTTTATGCGTTACACTGGAAGCCTACAAAATGACGTGGTTGACTCTCTTATTATCGCGGCGACGCGTATTGTACAGAATTGGTGTAGTACTCAACTGGTGAACGCGACCTACGAGTATTACACCGATGAGTTCTGTGATGAGATGCCGATTAGTATTGGGCCTATAAGCTCCTTCACTATGTTGGAATATCAAGACGCAGACGACGCAGAGCAAACTTTGGCAACTACTGTTTATGGTACTGACTTAATAAGCCCTGTGAATAAAGTATATCTAAAAGAAGGCCAAACGTTTCCGGTAACAAGACAAGACCCCAACGCGGTTAAAATGACTTTTGTTGCTGGTTATGGTGCGACCGCCGCCGATGTTCCAGAGCATTACAAAACAGTTATTAAAATGATCGTCAATGATATGTTTGAACACCGAGAAGCTAACACTGAGACAGAATATAAACCGAATCCAGCAATCAAGGCCCTATTGAATAGAGGCGCACAAAATTACAGGTTTTCATAATGCCAATGCAATCAGGTAAATTACGACACGAAGTTGTCATACAGGATGCTTCCCGCTCCGCTGATGCATATGGCCAACAGAATCCAACATGGTCAACGTTTCAAGCTACCTACGCGCATATACAGCACCTTAGAGGCAATGAGTTATTAGTAGCGCAACAGGTAAACAGCAAAATTAACACAAAGATAAAAATACGATGGGTGTCTGGTTTACGTGCCAACATGAGAATCCAAGCAACACACGACAGCGCAACCAGATATTACAATATAATTTATATAAACACGCTTAATGAGATTGAAGAAACAATAGAATTGCTTTGTGAAAGGCTGGAGGATATAACCAATGGCTAGCAATCAAGATAATTTCTTTAAAGTGAACGGTGCAAAGGAACTGGCTAAAGAGTTAAAAGAACTTTCACGTGGTATGCAAAATAAGATACTTAGACCAGCTATGACAAAAGCCACAGGTGAGATTAGAAAGGTTGCTAAAACCTATGTTCCTGTAGATTCTGGACTGCTTAAAAAGAGTATTAAAAATAAGACATTCACAGCTAAAAGAGGTGCAAAGGGCATTGTGGGGCGTGTCGGTGTTTTTGTAAAAGGGTCTGACGGCGTTGGAACACATCCCGCAAAATATGGTGCTGCTTTAGAACATGGTACAGAGAAGGCCGGAAAGGGTAACAATACTATAATCGGGGCGCGTAACTTCTTAGCTAATGCCTTACAATCTGCTGAACCAATGGCAACAAAAGCACTCTTAGCCAAGACACAAGAGAAAATGGACGCCTTCCACGCCAAGCAAGCAGGGAACTATAAAACATGAGAAAACAATTCTATTATCATTTAGCTAATGACGCCGGTATCTCTGCTTTAGTTGGTTCGCGTATATACCCACAAATGGCACCTACGGAAGGCGCTAAACCTTATATAGTATTCACATTTACGGGTATGACTTCGAGCTATGAGCAAACGGGACGTATACCGTATAGAAAAGACTCTATTGAAATTATCATTGCAGGGCCGACTATTGCATCACTAGAACCGATAGCACAAGCAGTTAATGACGCGATGGATATTCAAAGTACAAATATAGGTGATCCACTAGGAACACAAGAAAGGGTTAACGCTACAACGTTTTTATCAGAATATGATGACTTTGATTTAGTTGATGGCTCAGAAGACCCCGTTTATACAATCACTCAACAATACGAAATTAACTATCAGGAGGCGTAACTATGCCAACAGGAATTCAAGAAGGTCAAGGGTTTAGTGTCGCATTTGGTACTACTTCACTTACTATAAATTATTTAGACGTCTCAATTGATGGCGTTTCTGTAACAGATATTAATACAAGTGATCAATCCACGACAGGCGGGGAGACTTACATCGCTTCTACTCTAAAAGAGGGTGGCAACATCACTTATACTGTTAATGCTAATATGACTGATCAGATTGCACTATTTGCCGCTATTGGTTCAGATCCTGAAACTATTACTATTACATGGCCTACAACTTTGGCAACTGCTGGTACTCTTCCATATTCTGGATATATCAGCAAAGTGTCAACGCCAACAGTTTCAAAAGGTAATCTAATTACTCAGCAAATCACCACTAAAGTAACTGGTACAGTAACACCAACTAACGAGTCGGCATAATATGGATATAGGCTTTTTTGACGATCTAATTAAAGAGGGTGTGAGCAAAATAGAGCATGATGGTAAATCATTCTATATGTTAACGCCTTCCGCTTTGCGTGGTTCTTTGCTAAGTGTTATGTCTGACGAAGTGTTAGACCAAAATGACAAAGTATGTAGAACCCTTGCAATGATCTTGTGTGATGAAAACGGTAAATTGATTTTTAACTATAAGAACGCGGAGCACTTAGAGAAGATTAAAGCCATACCCGACAAATATATAGTTGTGTTAATTGATGAAATGACTAATGCATTATTCCCCTCAAAAAAAAAATAGGTGATACGGGGCGGGAGTTTGTTTTTATTCTCGCTCTGGCATTAGGCAAAAGTGTAAAGGAGTTAATGGAATCTATGACCGCGAAAGAGTTTTATACTTGGTTGGCTTATTATAAAGAACGTCCATTTGGTGAACTCCGCGCAGATTATAGAACCGCATTAAATACACAAACATTAATTAGCCCATACTTAAAAGAAAGTAAGCCATTGCAGGATTTTGTATTAAACTTTGGCGAATCATTACCAAGCGCAGACGAACTAAGAAATAAACTTGAAGGTGTACAAAAATGGCTAGCGGAAAAGTAAGATCAGTTAGAGTTGTATTACAGGCATTTACTGACAAGTTTGAAAAGAAGGTTGACGGCGCATCTAACAAGATGGCTGGATTTGGTAAAAAGGTTTTGGCCGGTGTTGGTGGTTTTATCGCCGCTCGATCTGCTGTTAATGCCTTTTCACAATCTTTTGATGACTTAGACCGCATTGCAAAATTATCTGATCGTCTACAAATTAATCCAGAGTTCCTAAGAGGCTTAGATTTAGCAGCAACCCAAACAGGCACGACCTTTTCATCGGTTGAGAAGGGAATTCAAAAAATGGCTCGTACAGTGGGCGAAGCGCGCTCAGGTATGGGGGAAGGTGTTACGGCATTTAAAGAGCTTGGTATTGCGGTTGAGGATTTTGAAGGCTTAAGTGTTGGCGATCAATTCCAGCGTATTGCTGATTTAATTGCAGGCATAGAAGACCCAGCGCAGAAGATAGCGGCATCTAATAGGATATTTGGGCGAAGTGGCCAAGAGTTAATCAATCTTTTGAATCAAGGTTCCGAAGGTTTAGAGAAGTTTAGAAAAGAAGCTGATGAATTGGGCGGGCCTTTATCTCGTGAAGATTTAGAACGTGTTGAAATGGCCAACGATGCGATTGACAAAATGGGTCGAGCTTGGGACGGTATTATTCAGCAATTATCTGTAGAGTTAGCGCCAATAGTTCAATCCATCGCTGATATGTTTACGGGTATGAATAAAATTATTCGTGGATTAGGTGAGGAGTGGACAAAGATCCAAGAGGGCTTAACAGCGTTTATTCTACAATTTGACTTTTTATTAGGTGTTGATTTAACAGATGAAGAGCGTGAAAGCGCGCTGGCCAGTGTTGGGGATAGAGAGACATCAAAAAAGGTTGATATTAACACTGAGTCGTTTAAAGGGGTTGAGGTTAAAGCCAAAATTGCCAATATTAAAACATTTGTTGAAGAACTTTCAGCAGGATCATCCGCGGCATTCAGAGCATTAAACCCTACTCAACAGGTAGACACACAAAAGCAAATGGTGAACGAGCAGAAGAAAACCAACAGCCTCCTCGATGAGATGATTGACAGCCTACCATTTCAGAACACGCAAAACAATACAATAAGGTAATTACTATGTCAGTTCAATCATGCGATATAAAAGACAACGTAACCGGCAATGATGAATTTAGTAAAGTTGCGTATAGTGAAGAATTTAAGGTAATTGTACAAGTAGGCGATCAACCCGCAACCATATTAACCTCTAATCATCCAGACGTTCCACAAGTAGGCGATCCACACCCAATAGACACACGCGCAACCGTTAAAAGTCGATCAGTGAAAGCAACCAAGGCCCGCGAGTTATGGATCTTGACTGTTATGTATGAATATGCTTTAACTTCAGGTGAAGACGGCGGAGGCGGAGGCGGTGGAGGCGGTGACGAGCTTCAGGTTTTAGATATCGCCGGAGGTGTTTGGTATGAAAATTATAATGCTGAGCAGGATGTAGACAATAAAGCTTATATTAACACTGCTGGCGATCGAATTGAAAAACAAGCCTCGCGACCACATCCGCAATTTACTATTATATCAAGATCACAATCTTATCTAGTGCCTGATTTTATACCATTAGTCAACCAAGTAAATAAACAGCAATACTCAATCTTAGGGCTTTCATTTCCTAAAAAAACACTATTATTTAATGACTTCAATTTCAAAAGCTCTGCAAATGGTTATTGGGAATATACTTTTACTTTCAAAGCGCGCTATGTAGCTCCGCCGAAGGATTACGACTCAGAACAAAACGGCCCTGAAAATGATCAGCGCGCAGGGGGTTGGACTGATTATATTTTAAATGCAGGCTATAGAGAGAAGAGAGAAAACGGAGTGAGGCAAGCCATAGTTTCACGCGAGGCAGAAGGGGATGAGCGTATAGGGTCACCAGTGTCGTCACCTTGGCCATTAGATGGAAATGGTAAGGCAATACCACGAGGAGATTTCAAAGACAAAGCTGTATGGCTGGAATTTAATGAATATAAAGATGTCACCTTTAATAGAAAATTTCGATTTAATTGGCGTCAATTAGTGAGTGATACCGCACAAGGACAGGGATTTTTTAATGGCTAAATATAATACATTTGATGACCAATCAGTAAAGCGTATAGCTGAGAATGTGCGTTGGGGTGAGGGTGCACGAAATACCTTTACTAATATGCATAGGCCAATACATAATCCGCAACATGAAACTATTTATGTTCAATTAACGGTCAAAGATGAAGATGATTATGGCTACTGGAAAGGGGAAGAGGTTTCTTTTAAAGAGGGCGTTTGGACTATCGTAGACGGTGGCCGAAAATGGGATGGTGACGAATACCCGTTTATTAGACATATAAATTGGGAAGACGCGCAAAAAGGTTCTATAGTAAACGCCTATCAAGTCATTGATTCGTTAAGTGAAGATAAGCCGATGGCATGGGTATTTGACAAAGAAGTCACTAACCCGCAAGCGTTCATATTCTATGCTGATGGAACCGGTAACACTGGACAAAGCACTGGCGCTGATACTTGGACAATGTCAAAAGGCGGAACGGTATACACTAACAGCGGTAAAATGGAGATTCCAGACGGTTTTCAGATGGCCGCAGGTAAAGCCGCTTTTGCAAAATTAGAGTTTATCTATATCACTAGTGAATGGATTTTAGCCAATGCTGAAATGGTTATTGATGAAGATCCTGAATACTGGGAGGAAGATGGCTACGGAACCTTGACTATAC